TCTGTACTCCCCTGCCGGCAAGGAAGGCCTTGATTACTTATACGGCAGAGGTCTAACAGACCACACGATAAGAACATACGGTCTTGGCTATGCTCCCGATACATGGGATTCGCTGAAAAAACATATGAATTCGCTTGGATACAGCGATTCCGAGATGGAAGAAGCGTCACTGCTTTCAAAATCATCAAAAAGCGGTAATTACTTTGACTTTTTCAAGTACAGGGTAATGTTTCCCTTTATTGATGTCAGAGGCAATATAGTCGGTTTTTCCGGCCGTGTCATCGGTGGCGACGATAACAGAAAGTACCTTAATACAAAGGCGACTGCGGTATATAATAAAAGTACATTCCTGTACAGCCTTAACCACGCAAAAAATTCGGGCGAGAGCGTTCTGATAATGTGCGAGGGAAACCTTGACGTCATTTCAATGTATCAGGCGGGCTTTAAAAACGCCGTAGCGACCTGTGGTACGGCCATAACGGATTCTCACGCAAGAAACATTGCAAATCTCGGCTTCAAAAAGGTCATTCTTGCGTATGACAGCGATGCCGCAGGACAGAAAGCCACCGCAAGAGCGATGAATATTCTTGACAAGGTAGGAATTTCCGCAAATGTGCTGACAATGCAGGGTGCAAAAGACCCCGACGAATATATCAAAAAGTTCGGCAAAGAGGCGTTTCAGCTTCTGATTGACGGCAGTCAGTCGGGAATGGATTACGAACTTAAAAAAATACGCTCAGAGATTGACCTTTCCGCACCCGGCGGAAAATCGGAATATCTTAAAAAAGCAGTCGGCTTTATAGCAAATATAAACAGCTCCATCGACCGTGCCGTGTACATTTCGACTATAGCACAGGAATGCGATGTCAACCGTGCAAATGTAGACATAGCCGTAAATCAGATTATCTCAAAGAGAAACAAAACACGGGAAAAGGATAATCGCCGTGCGATACTTAACGGCTCGGTAAACAGAGATAAGATCAATCCGGAAGCGTCACGCTATCCTGCCGAAACACAGGCGGAACGGGGTATCATAGCATATCTGTTCCACTCGCCCGACGCTCTAAAAAAAATAACCGATAAAATAAACTCCGATGATTTTGTTACGGAGTTCAACAAACGGCTGTT